ATCAAGCGAGGTTTGATTCTAAACGTCACCCGCGAGGCGATCTACTTCGATCGAACCGGGGTTCTGTTGCAAGAGTGCGGACGAACCGGACAGCGCGTCGGGATCAACCGCGAGAAGCGAATCCTTGACGTGGCGCTTGGAATCTCGACGGTTTATCGTCGAAACGGGGCCGCAGCCGTGGCAACGTACCAAGCGGATAACACGGTCACCAACACGCTGGCAGATTGGACTTCGTTCGATACGGCCCAGCAAAAGTTCAACGGCATGGTTGACCCGATCACCGGCGAACCGATCAGCGTTGAGATCGATACGGTAGTCGTTCCGAAGGCTCTTGAGACTTTGGCAAACCGGATCGTCAATGCGTCGATGACCCGCCAAGGAACCAACAGCGGAAACAACCAAACCTATGTCAACGGAAACAGCGTTGCCGGTGCTCCGAGGATTCTGTCCGGTCAGTATGTCAAGCAACGAACCAACAGCGATTCGACTTGGTTCGCAGGACGACCGAAGGAAAGCTTCGTCTACATGCAGAACTGGCCTTTGACGGTCACGCAGTCGGACGAAAACAGCGAAGTCGGATTCACCCGAGATATTGTCGTTCGGTACAAGGCCTCCGAGCGTGGGGCCGCTGGTGTTCGCGAACGCTTGACGATGGTCAAGAATACCTAGTTCTCAGTCTCGTCTGGTCGATTGAGGGATGGAAGCCGCCTGGGGAAACCTGGGCGGTTTTTTTGTGTCTGTAGCGAACGCTCTTTTTTGTTGCTAGAATTTCGCAACGTTGCGTTTATTCATCCCTCGAAACGGAGTATTGCAGATGGCCAAAGATGGCAAAGACGAAGCGACAATGGACGAACGACTCAAGCGACTCGAAGCGGCTGAGGCAGCCCTCAAAGAGCGCGAGAAGGCGGTCGAGAAACAAGAAGAAGCTTTAGCGGCTCAAAAGGATTCCGGTGCCCAGCGACCCATCCGGCCCTCGGAAGCAGTGACTGTCGGCGAAGGGTACAAGTTCCATGTCGGGCCGATTGCAGCCAACACAGGGCTACCGACCAAGGAAATCGATTGCTGTGACGAGTCCGAGGCCCTACGGTGGTACGTTGCCACGACCGGACACCCTAAGAATCCAACCAAACAGGTTGACCCGGTGTCGTACCCGTTGTGGGTCAAATGCGTTGATCCAAGGCGCGAGGAGAACCGAAAAATCAGCCTGCGAATCGCCATGATCCGAGCCAAGTCTGAACGTGGAAACGCTTTGACACAAGAGGAAGAATCGATCCTCGATGCAGCCGAAGCCGAGCGTCTTGGCCTCTAGGTGAGCATGGCTAGACTAGGATAACTCTAAGGGGTGCGGCATGAGTTTTCTTGACGATCTAAAGACGAGACGAGAGACGGTAGCGGCTCAGCTTGCAGCGATGACTCTAACGAGCGTCGGAGGTAAGCCGAATGCGAATACGGCTGACGGTGGGACTACGGTTGACCATGTTGGATTTCGCAAGTCGCTATTGGAAGAACTCAAGATGCTCGATGAAGCAATCCTTCGCGAAGCAGACGTACAGGCCGCACTTGATAACGAAGATGGCTCTTGGGAAATCGAATCACAGGTGTACACATGAGGCAGGATATTCTTTCGGTTTTGATCGCTGACGGACAAAGCACGAGCAGCGAAGTCCTAATCCCAGAGGGCCAGAGCCTCGTAGCGATCAGCCTCAACGATGATGGATTCGACGGTGCAAACGTTGGCTATGAAATCAACTTCGATGGCACGCATTGGCTTACGGTTTATCAGGCCGATTCGACCACAGCGCACACGACTTTGCTGAGTTCGACCAAGCGTTATGTCCCGGTGAACTCGGCAATCTTTTTGGCCTCGGCGCGAGGGTACGACAACAAGCTAAGGCTCAAGGCAGCATCGAACCAAACCGGTGCGATAACGATCAATCTTCACTTCCGACAGATCAGGTAGGATACCGTGATAGAAAAAAGCAGCATTGATAATTTCGTTAATCGATTTCTTGAGGCGTTTCTTGGGATTCTTTTCGGTCTAATAGTTGGCTTGATTTTCGGTTACTTTGCGTTTTCGGGTGGCAACGTTGCCAGCCAGGATCAACTTGAACAGGCGAAATTGAAGGCCCTCGAACTCGAGTATCTCGAAGGTCGTGTGAAGTCGCTTGAGGAAAAAGCCAGCAAAGCGATCCAACAAAAGCCAAGCGGTCAGGCTCAACAAGCGACCCAAGCCGAATCTAAAGAGATCACGATTTTTACGATACCGAACTGCCCACCGTGTGAGAACTGGAAGGCGATCGAGTGGCAACGTTTCCAGCAAGCAGGCTGGAAAGTGATGCTTTGCGAGCCACCGAATCACGGCTATAGCAGGGCACCGACATTCGAAATTCAGCGGGGATCTAGGAGATCAACGCACGTTGGTTATCTGTCACTTGAAGCAGCAGAACGGATAGGACTATGACGGTCTTTTTTGCTTACGTTGGATGGTTTTTGGTTTCGTTGGCAGTGGCGGATTTCATCGCCGGTGTATTTCATTGGTGGGAGGATCGATACCTAACAGCAGATACTCCGTTTTTGCTCGGGGTGCTGATTGGTGGGCCTAACAAAGAGCATCACAAAGACCCGTTAGGACTTACGCGCGGGACGTACTGGAATCGAAATTGGACGACGATCGTACCTTCGATGATCCCGATGATCGCTTGTCTTTGCATCCCTGCATGGCGTGACGGTTGGCTAACGTTTGCTTTGCTTAGTCAAGCCAACGAGGTACATGCCTGGGCACACTCAAAAGGCAAATGCAATCGATTTATTGAGTTGCTACAGGAGATAGGCTTGGTGCAAAATGCCAAGCATCACGGAGGGCATCACAAGGCACCGTTTGAAGTACGGTACTGCGTGATGACGAATTGGCTGAATCCAGTGTTGGACGCTGTTGGGTTTTGGCGAGGTTGCGAAAATCTTATTGCTCTAACAGGAATTAAAGTTGTAGCATGAACTACGAACCACTGATTGAAGAACTGCGGAAGCCTCAATACCAAGGCACAAGCGACCAGCAAGCAGCGGACTTGATAAATGCCTTGACTGTCACGGTCAAGCGATTGGTGCCTGTGGTCGAGGTCAAGCAGTGGGCCATTGAGGAGGCTGTTTACGCTCCGATAATCATCGGTAAGCAATCATCCGACGAACGGATCAAGAAGCTTTGCATATCGATCGAAGGTTGGATCGACGATGTTGGCGGACGGGTGCAAAATGCTGACCTCGACAAGCAAGCAGCGATCGACATGATGCAGGGGCTATTTTCGTTTGGCATTGCAACGCAAGTCCAGATCGAAAGACTCAAGTCGCTTAGTTGGAAAACGATCAAGTGGACGGAATCGGTCGGATGGTCGCATGTTGAGCCCGGTCACGTTAAATCAGCAAGGAGCATGATGCAAAATGGCGTTGCCTGATTACTTCAAAGTCGAACAAGGTACTGCGATTATCTGGGGCGAAGCAGGGGCCAGCGGTGTGACTCACACGCTGTCGTTCGACGCATTAGCCAACGGTTCGGCGATCCAGGGAGAATACGCAGACCTTGGAGTAGATTGGGATCAGTGGTATATCGTTTATCCAAGGGTCGAGACAGGAACGGCTCCGACTGCGCAAAACACTGTCGATTTCTACTTGGTGTCGAATTACCAAACGACGGATTGGCCGGCTAAAATGACCGGATCGGCTGGTGCTTACACGCTCGGGACTTCGGATGCCAACCTTAGGCAAGCAGGGCCAGCGGTAGCGTCGCTGGTGGCTACTGCTGATGCTGATACGGTGCTAATTCAGGCTCCTGTTTTGTGGCGTCCATTGGGTCGCTATGTCGCTCCAATTGCAGATAACAATCTAGGTCAAGCTATCCGCGACGAAGGCACAGCAACAAACAACGGATCGCGGCTAATCATTATTCCTTACCGTGAGTTCATCAAGGAATAATGAGCCACTTTAACACCTCAATTCAATCTGGCTTTGCTCGATCCGCATCGGAGGCAATGTTTCCGCGTCTGTTTCCCGATGCGGGCTGGTGGTGTCCGTCGCTTAATCCTGCAATGGGCGGCTCTCGATTGTGGGATCTTAGCGGTCGGCAGAACTGGGGCACGCTCACCAACATGGATCCGGCTACCGATTGGGTCGTCAATGGTGGGAAGCTTGCGTTGGATTTAGATGGGTCGGACGATGTTGTGACTGCAAGGGCAGTGCAACCTAGATTCCCATTATCTGTTTTTTGGTGGGCGAAATATCGCAGTGTAACTAATCAAAATTCCGTGGTTCAGTTCACTACGGCATCGGGGATTGATTACGTTTTTCACGTTTTCAGTTTTACTTCCGATTCCAGAACTTATTTTTTTACAGATTCAGTTAATGCAGGAAACAATGTTTCTATCGCTACATCTGCAAGACCTTCAATTGCTGATTGGTTGCAAATTGGAATTGTTTTCTCGTCGTCTACGTCTGTCGCGTTGTATTGGAACGGATCTTTGTTGACTGCGACGAATATAACAGGAGTCGGTTCAATCACTCCGACAGGAATAAACCTTGGTCGAAGAACTGGAGCGGCGACAGGTAGCGTCGATGGTCAACTCGACGACATCCGTATTTACAACCGAGCCTTAACAGCGGGCGAAGTGAGTCAGCTATACAATGTCGGTCGCGGTAACATGCCATTGCGACGCAGACGAAGATATGCGGAGCAAGCAGGCGGATTCAGGGCTTATTGGGCTAATCGACAACACTTAATCGGAAGCGGAGTTTATTGATGTACCGTAAGAACGTCGCGAATCAATACATTTACTTCGCTCTCATTAGCACGTCAACGGGTGGAGCGTTGACTGGTGCGAGCGTTACTGCTTATCGAGCCCTCGACAATGGTGCGCAAGCGACAGCTACAGGAACGACGAGCGAGCTTGGCAACGGTCAATATCGATTCAATCTATCGCAAGCGGATACAAACGCAGACGAAGGTTCGTATCTGTTTATTGCGACTGGTGCATCTCCTGTTGAAAAGACTGTTGTGTTTACGGCAGCTAATCCTAGTGACGGCGCGGCGTTTGGATTGAGTAAGTTTGCAGACATCGAAACCGACACGCAAGATATTCAATCTAGGCTACCAGCGGCGTTGAATGGCGGTCGAATGGTAAGCAATGCGGAAGTGGTCAGCGATTCGACAATCGCCAAAGAAGCGACACTTACGAACCGTCCTACTTTGGTTCAAATCGAAGCATCTTCGGTATTGGCAAAAGAAGCGACGGTCAATTCTGTCCTGACCGCGATCCAGAACCTCAACAACCTATCTGCAAAGATGAACGTCTACGGGACTCCACTTATGGAGATTCCAGACTCAGGAACCACAACCTATGCGTTTACGGTGGTGGTTCGAGATGATGAGGACAAACTTGTTGCGCTCGACGCATCGCCAACGATTGCAGCGACAAACGCAGCAGGAACAAGTCGATCGGCAAACCTTTCATCGGTATCAAATCCATCGACGGGTCGGTACACGTTCACCTATTCGGTTGCCAGCACGCATCCTGCAGAAAACCTTCGAATCACAATATCAGGGACGGTATCCGGTGAGGCTCGGTACGTTGAATGGATTGGATCGGTGGTCGATTATGAAACGATTACTACTCTGCTAGCAATCAAGGCCAAGACCGATAACTTGCCTGCGAACCCTGCAGCGGTTTCGGATATACCAACGGCGAACCAGAACCGTGATGCGGTTTGGAACGCCTCGACGACGGTTACTTACGTTGACGGATCTATGGGCGATCGGATCCTAATATCAAACAACAACACTAGGGAAGTCAGCGTAACCGGGAGCGGTCATATTGCTTCGGTGCTGCACGATGCCGAGCCAAATTCAATTCCGGAAGATGCTTTCCAGTCAGGTGCTTTGTCAGCTAGGGTGCTTGCGGACGGGGCAATCGATGCTGGATCGATCGCAGCCGGTGCGTTGAACGGTAAGGGCGATTGGTTGACTACACTCGGTACGAACGCTCCTGCGAATTGGATCAATGCAGCCTCGATCGCAGCTTCGGCACTCAACGGTAAGGGCGACTGGCTTACAACCCTCGGAGCTACAGCGCCTGCGGGATGGATCAATGATCCAGCGATTGCCAGTGATGCGGTAACCAAGATCACGGTCAACCTGTTCAAGTACGGTGACGTTCAGCGATGGACGAGCCCAGCGAACCAAATCAACGTAACGATCACGAAGGTTAGCTAGCATGGCAGTCGTTACAACCTTTTGCGATTTCTTTGGATGCTCTGGCGGTGGGCCTGTTACTCCCGGCGATGGGTCGGTACCGAATCTGCTTTCTGTGGATTATGAAGGGGACTGGCAGTACATCGAAGGGATCGAGAATCTCACGTTTTCGTTTGGGCCACAGCGGTACACTACCCAGGTCGTAAGTGGCAACGTTGCCAAGGGGAAACGCTCGGCGCTGAGCGAACGGGATATCGTTATGGCGGCCAGCACGTTCGGCTATGAGCCAGAGGATATGACCTTGGTTGTTTGGGCCGAAACGATCGTTGATACAACTGGATTGATTATCGAACCGAAGATCGGGGACAAGTTCGCGGCGTTTGACTCCGACTGGATTATCAAGTCGATTCGCAGAACCGTTGATCTTTCCGAATGGCGTTGCATCGTCAGAAAGAGCACCAAGGAAGAATGACCGACATACTGGCCGAAAACATATCGGACGAGCTTTCTAGGATGGCACAGAGCCTAGAATCGTTCGATTTTTCGCCGGTATGGAACGAAATGCTAGACCCCCTGCATGAGGGGTTTTCGTCTAATTTCGATCAAACAAGAGGGCCGGATGGTATCTGGCCACCTCACGCCCCCTATACTATTTTGCTGCATGGGCCTCACCCATTGTTGATTTTGACCGGGGCAATGAAACGATCGGTAACGCAATCGGGCTCCGAGGGACGCATCGAGGAACTAATGCGTAACGAGGCAAAAATCGGAACATCATTTTTTTACGCACCGTATCAACAGTTCGGAACTCGCAAGATACCGGCGCGGCCTTTCCTTTGGTTGGAAGGGTCTTATGTCGAGAGACTGACGAATCAACTCGCTGACGCTATGATGGCTAGGGTGTTCAATGGAAACGGAACTGGATGACCAACCGGAATTAGAACTCGATCGCGCGATGCCAAAGCCTACGCAGGCAGAGCCAGGCTCGAAAGAGAAAATTGAGATCCTTAGAATGCGAGTGATGCAATTCGAGGAACTGCATCATCCGGACGATTTAACTTTGGAGAAAATTGCCAATGCTCGGAAGTCGGATGAAGATCCTTGGTGATGCGATCGTAGCTACGCTTAACGCCGATGCTGACCTATCGGCGCGAGCCTTCACGCTAGCCAAGAAGCCATACAATCGAGGCCGAACCTGGGTAGCAGGCGGACGGGTTGTTCCGTTGCAGACGGAAAGCCCAACGCACGAAAACCGCATCGACGAGCGTATCTATCGATTCTTGGTAATGGTTTCTGATCCATCCGACGGGGATCTTACCGGGGGGATGGAATCACACCTAGGAGCGATCGAACGCATCGAGAACATTTTTCAGAACAAGTCGCACGCCTTCATGCCAACTCCGATCAAAACCACGGCACAGGCAGCCTTAGACGCAGCGACAGCAGCCGGTAAGTTTCCGACGACTAAGATCCAAGGCATCGAGATCGACTTCGCTTCGCCGTTTATTGACCCGGCATTCGAGGGGCATTACGATGCAAGCTCGGTAGTGGTGAAAATCAAATGCACAGTCCAAAGGTTATCGGTGGCGTAAATGACAAAGAAACCAGTCGAAGAAGTGGCAACGTTGCCAGAAGAACAAGGCTCGGAAACGGTCGAACAGGTGGCAACGTTGCCAGCCTCAGAAAATAGCAATGCTGCAAATATCCAGCAAAACGAGGAAACTAAGGGTGTAGTTGACGGGGTGTTCATCGTCGATGGCAGGCTAGCGATTTGCGACAGCGAAGCCGAAGCCCTAGAAATTTTCCAAGCCTGCTTCAAGTCTAGTCCGGTCGAGATTCTTCCAGGGTTCCGCAACCCGCAACCGGGCGAAAAGGTTCTGCATTTTCGAGGGCCTGACCGGGTTCCGTTCTTCGGTCGTTTTGAGTGAGCAAGGCTCGACTAGGATAGGATCGTCATCAACCCTTAGAGGATTCTATGAGCCAAGCTACCGCATCGAAGTTGATTGTTTCGGATTCTGTTACCTGGGGAAGCGGGATCGGCGTAGCTTTTAACGAGTGCTCTCTTGTTGGACAGCGAACCGTCGGAATCCATCAGGGCCACCGTGGGACACGCCAAAGGGCATCATGCCGGGCTCGAACGACGACCGACAAATCCGGAGGGAATATCTCTGGGAATTTCGGCGTTCAGGAGATCGATTGGTTCCTGACTCGAGCGATCGGTCACACAGGGGCAAGTCCGTACATTCCTACCGAGACGATCGCGCCATGGTACGCGCTTGTGGATAAGGTCGGGGCAATCTATCAGTACAACAAGCTGCGAATCAACTCGCTTGAAATCTCGGGGCAGGAAACGCAGTACCTAAACTGGAATGTGGCCTGCGTCGGGGAGCTTGAAGAAGTATTCGGATCGACCTATCCGACGAGTCCGGTTCCCGAGTGCGGAACGGCTTACCTGTTCTCTGATGCAGTGCTGACATACAACTCGGTGGCCTACCCGATTCAATCGTTCAGGCTCTTGATTGACAATGCGATCGATCAAAACCAGTACGAAAACTCCCTGACTCCAACCCGGTTCGAGTCTCAGGATTTGATTGTCAATCTGACCGTTCAAACGGCATTCCGGTCGGATACTTCGGCGCTCTATGATGCTGCTTTGGCCGGTGCGGTCGCTTCGCTTGCAATCAGCGACGGGACGACTACCTACACGTTCAACTTTGGGAACCTCAAGTACATGAGCGGTGGGCCTACGGTTCCTGGCCGTGGTCGCATCAATCAGTCTTTGACGTTCGAGGCCCTACGCAAAGCCAATATTTTGACTGCAACCTCCGACAACCAAATCCACGTTGTGAAGGCGTAAATCGAGTCTGTAGCGTGGCAACGTTGCCAATGGTACACTGAGGGGGACTTAACATCCCCCTTATTTTTTTGAGGTTTCTATGTCTTGGAAAGATCCATTCGTTCGCGCCGAAACTACATGCCCAGCCTATGTCAAAGAGGCCACAGGGAAGTACCCAGCGGTTTTTTTTCGGTACCGTAGGCCGGATCCGGTGACGATCGAAAAGCAGCTTAAAGACTTTTCGGACTCGGCAAACGATCCCGAGAAGGTTGTCGAATCGATGCGGAAATTCGTATCATTGTTTATTTCTGCGTGGAGCTTCGATGCACCCTGCGACAAAGAACACGTTTACATGCTCGGGCATCAGATTTTGCTCAGGATCTATTTCGTCATGGTCGGTTCGGATCCAACGGCAGAGATTCCAAAAGAGTTTCTTGACGAAGGCGAAACCGGAACGATCGAGGGCGATCAAAAAAAATCCTAACGGCTTTTTCGCTTCGGTTGGTCAATCCAGCCTTGGCCAAAAGGCCGTGTGACTTGTGCCGGAGGTTCATGTTCGATGAGGAAACCGGCGAGGCGATCCGTAGCAGGGATCGAAAAGGCTACGCAGAGCGAACGGGAAAAACTCCCTGCGAAGCCTCGATTGGTTGCGCAAAGGGGCACTACAATGACAATCCGGACTTAAACGCCAAGCAGGAGGCCGTAATCAGCCTCTATCAAGCGTCGAAGGTTTCCGGTGGTGCAATGCTCAACGAGGCAGAGCGCAGCGATTGGTGGCTATTGCAAACGTTTGCAGCGATGCGAGAGATCGAGGATCGAGTATCGAGGCAATCACTAGAGCAATCGATTTTGACGGGGGTGCTAAGTGGCAGATAACGCAGAACGTGGGGTAGTCTTTACCCTCAAAGCGCAGGTTGACCCGGCATCCAGGCAGATAATCGATTCGTTCGCAAATGACCTTAAAGCGCGTCAGACTCAGATCGATGAACTGATTGCCAACTCTGCCTCGGCTATCGCTCAGACGATGGCCCAAACGACTAGCACAGCGGCTAGTAGTTCAGCTAGGGTGACTCAGATCAACCAGGATGCGGTCACCCAGTTCTTTGATAACACCGAACAGGCTGCTAAGGCATGGGAGCAAAGCCAAGCCAAGCGAGCTACGGACGAAGCAGCAAGGCAAGCGGCGACCAAAGACGCAAGCCTGATGACGATCGAGGAGCTTTATGCAGAGCGTGAGGCTGCAGGCCGGGCAGCATTCGACCGAGAAAAATCGATCTACGAATCTGCTTTAGCCGAAGAGGAACAAGCGTTCCGAGAGTACTTCGATCACATCGAGGAATTGAAACGCAAGGCCCTAGACAGCACGCAAGAGATCACGGACGAGGAAGTCCAGCTTGCCCATGATCTTGAAAGGGCAGCGGTAGACTCGATCGCAAATCGCGAGAAGGCAGAGGATCGATTTCGCAAGGCAGAAACCAGGGAGCGACAGCGAAGCGTTTCTGAGGCTATCCAAGGCATCGCAAGGCAGGATGCAGAACACGAACGAGCAGCGGCAGCGACGCAGCGACGAAACGAGCAGATAAGCGCTTCGGCTGGTCGGATCATATCGGCAATGAGCGAAGGTACCGAAGCGGTGATGCGATTCGCTCGGGGTGTTTCCCACCTAGGTTTGATCGGGGAAACCGACTTGCAAAAGTTGACGGATTCCCTGTTAGCAATCCAGGGGACTACTGAGATTTTCACAGGCTTGATACGAACGATTAAGCAAGTCTCTGAGGGTTGGGACGCATACCGGAAAATGGTCATTTTGACCACAGAGGCCCAGAAAGCACTCAACGCAGCACAGGCAACGGGAGTAGCGATTTCGGCGGCATCCGGTGGCGTTGGGCAACGCGCAGCAGGGTCAGCGGTTGGCGGTATCGCCGGTGGCGTGGCTGGTGGAGTTGCTGGTGGTGCGATCGGTGGTGCTGCGGGGGGATCGATTTTAGGTAGTTTAGCTACTAGCGCAACAATAGCAGGTGCTGGAATAGGAACTGGTCTAGGAGCGATCAATGTTTCGACCGCTGGAATGTCAGGAATTGGCATTCTTGGAACCGCTACAGCAGCATTGACGCTTGCGGTTGCTGACATTGTTATGTTTGCTCAGCTTGTCAAAGAAGCACGAGCGTTTGGTATCGGTGGCGGTGCAACTCCAGGTGGTTTCGTTGATGTAGTTGGATCATCGAGATTGAATCCGTTTGCGTATCAAGCGGCTTATTACGAAGAAATTTATGGCGAAGATGGTATGTCCCCAGGAAGGGAACGCGATCTTTCTGCTAAGCGACTTACCGAGGCAGAAAAGTTCCGAGCCCAAGCCGTGAAGATGGCAGCCGAGGACGAACGAAGAATCAACGAACTGGTGCGAGAGCGTGAAACGTTGCAACGTTCTCAGGAGCAATCACAGCGAGAAGCAAACGCACACAGAATGTCCATGCTTACCGCTGAGGAACGACGCGCTGACATAATCAATCAGATTGCCAAGGCGGAAAACGATCAATCCTTGGGCCTTCAAGAACGTGCTAGACAGGTCAAGAGCCTAAGCGAACAACGCCTACAGGTCGAGCGTGAAATCTATCAAGAGCAACGCAGGGCGGCTCAAGAGACTTTGGACAAGGCCAAGCAGGAATTGGCAACGAAAGAACAGCAACTTCGAACCGCCCAAGAAGCGGCGATGAGTTCCCAGGAACGATTCGGGCTACTGGCCCCTGAGGAACAGCAAGCCCTACTCGAAGCGCGGCAACAATTCCAAGCCGGGGCCGGTAACGTTGACGTAGAACAGCTTAGAAAGCTTCGCGGGTTCTCGGGTGCATTGGACGAACAGATTGCAGGCGAAGCACGCCGAAGGGCACAGCAAGCCGGATTCGGTGCTTTTCAGGGTGAGGACTTGCGACGGATCCAGCAACTCGAAGCCGAACGGCAACGAATCCAAGTTCAAGTGCAAGCCCAGGCTAACGTGATAGCCAAGCTGGAAATCGATGTTGAATCGGTCAGCAAGGAAATCAACAAGCAAATCTCGGCACAGTGGAAAACGATCCTAGAGGACTTGGCCTCGAATATTGCTACACTACAGGCAAACGAAAACAAGCTAACTCAACAACGCATTCAACGTTTTGTTCGTGGTCAACAACAATGATTCTACAAGTCGGATCACTTCGCAGACCGAATAACGAAGCGGTGGTAACTCCAAGCTACCAGCCGATCTATGACCTTACGCGCAAGGTCGAAGCGATGCGGATTCGTTGGGATGTTTCCGGACGGGTCGTAAACTTCCCAGTGGCAACGCAGGCGATCACATCGCGAGAGATCCAAGCCTTCGCCAATGCGGTGACAAGCCAGAACCCTCGACTTGAATTACTCGGAGACGATGGAAGCCCAACGCCGTTTGTGCTCGATCCATCGCAGTGCATGAATGGGCCAAGCCTGATCGATTTTAGCTTCCCAACGTCGGAATCCGAAGTCTATGTAACTGGCCTTGCATATCGCTTTACCTTCGAGGCTACGCAGTACGTCGGACGGGGTGACTCGCAACTAATCGAGTTCAGCGAGGAAGTTTCCGAGGATCCAGGCGGTCAGACTTACGTCATGGTCGGTGGGGCCTACAACTATGCAGAACGACAATTGGCAACTCAGAATAAGCCCTACAAGTACGTCCAAAGCGGTTCGGCGATGGGTCTTTTGGCCTATCCGTATATCCCCCCTCCGATATGGCCTTTTGCCTTGATGGGGTCGCCAAGGGTAGTTCGATCATCGCCAAAGAATCTCGGGATCGTTGATACGAATTTCAGCATTTCCTGGGAGTACAATTACGAGTGGCACACAAGGCTTTTCGGTGTGCCTAACAGACGGAGTTAAACTATGGCAACAAAAATTTGGATCGGTAAGGCAGCGAGCGTCGCACAAATAACGAAGGTCGTTTTTTCCTCGATCGTTTCAACGAACACCTATTCGGTGACGATCAATGGCAAGACGGTTAGCGCCGTTGCTGGTTCGACTTCGCTAGGTGATTTGATCGATGCTTTGGTTAATGCTTGGAACAGTTCCGCAGAGCCAGAGCATCGGGAAATGGTCGCGGCTCGGCGCGAGGATCCAACGCTAT